CCACGAGTGATGCGGAATGAACTAAGCAGCGTATGCGTACTCAGAAGCCCCAATGAATTCCATCATAGAATCAAAGGTCATAGTTGACATTTCGTCAGTTGTTTGTTTGCGCAGATTTAAAGACATCTAGCACTTCTGTCTACGTGTGGTACTATACTTCTCATTGCAATCAATTCCAAGGCACCCCCAAGTTTGTTTATGTAAATATACGAAATTAATTTGAAACTACCAAATTAATAACCAGTAAGTTGTAAATAATTTGGTAAATAAAAAATTAAACTTTTCATTTTCTTAGAACCAAATTTTACGGATTTGGAATTAGACTCTTCAATAATTTGATAACTGCCTGTTAATCTCCAATCTATATTAACTGCAGTATAAAATGGGTCTAATGAAAATTTTAAATAATCCGTTTCATTAACTTCATATATAAGTGCAGAATCATCATTTATTCTTTGTATAAAATATCTAACAATATACCCTTTTCTAAAATCCGTATATGTTGGTTCTGGTATATGTGCTCTAATAGTTTGTGGTTGTAATACTATTTTACCCACACTCCTTATTAAATCATTATATTCTATCTTGCTTATTGCCATATTATTGCTGTTGTCTATATTCTCCTTGTACTCTAGTTGTCCATTTCATATCTTGAATTGTTTGTTCAATTTGAGTAACTTGAAATAACCCATGTTTTTTATATTTTTCAGGTATACCTTCTATGTTGAAAGTATCACCCCTTCTAATACCACTCTTACCCATAATTGTAAAAGAATATTTAATTGGTAATGGATGTGATAACCTACCACCACCACCTGATTTAACACCCATAGCATTTGCTTTAAGTATATTTAAAAATTTACTATCTATACAACAATAAACTCTAAACTTTTGTTTAAATAATTCTATGTTATTTAAAAAATTAATTAAATCATCTTGTGTTATTGAATTTTGTTCTGGATTTGGTACTACATCAATCTTATCCAAATTCGATGAAATATTTGCTACAATTTGTTCTTGTGCTCCTTTTTCAAATTCTGCAACTTTTGTATCTATTTCCTTTAGTTTATCATCAATTGTTTTTGATGTTGTTTGATATTCAGTTTTAAGTCTTTCTATTTCTTTTTCCGCTGCAGCAATAGCTGCATTTTGTGCATCTGAATTAAACCCAACTGGGTCATTATCTTCTATTATCTTTTTTTGTGCATCAACAGCTGTTTTATATGTAGAATCTGTTGTGGCCTTTAAATCATTATTTACTTTTTCATCATCTATTAACGCCTGCTTTTGTTTTTTCTGCTCATCCGTTAATGTAGCTTCATTATATGCATTTAATTTTTTACCCAATTCAGTATCAGATGTAGTTGTTGTTCCAGACGTACCAGCTGCACCAGATGTACCAGCTGCACCAGTACCACCACCAGGAGATTTAACATATCCAGTCATAAACTTATCACGTTTAGCTGAAAATATGCCACCAAGTTCTAAATTAGGTTGACCTGGGTTTGCTGATAAACTCAATCTCTTTGATATAATTTGGTCAGTCATTGCTCCAGGTACACTTATATCCAAATCAGCGGATAAGAATTTAGATTTCTCACCACTATGTATAAATATGGTAGGTACACTTACATTCGAACCAACCCAATTTTCATCAACAACAGTATAAACTATTGTATCTTTACCTTCCACTCTTGCCTTCTTCTCCACAATTTGAAAATTCCAAAATGAATTTACTGCAGAGGACATTTCATTTAACATAGATTCCAAAACCTCACGCATTGTTTTATTTGGGGCATCTAATTCCTTTTTAAATAAATCAAAATTTATATACAAATTTTCTAAATAACCCCAATAATATGGTTTTTCTTTAAATCTACCATCATCCAATTCCGTTGATTGTGCAAATCTTTTATCACCTATTGGTAAATCAACAAATCCATCTGCTTCACTCAAATCCGATAAATTTTGTTGCATGAAAAATTTACTAAAATCAGGAATTAAACCAGGTATAACTAACGATTCCGGTTTACAAGAATATATTCCTTTAAATGCCCCAATTGGAGTATTAGTAATATCGGTAATTACATTTATATTTCTACCAGCTAAATTAATAGATTGTATAGATGCATTTGAATTCATTACTTGAATTGCTTTAGCAAATCGTATATATCTATTTTTTGAAAATAATTTTTCTTTAGGTAGTGGTAACCCACCAGCTAACATAATTTCAGTAGCTGAGTTTGAGTCTATACCAGTTGTAAATCCACCATTTTCTCCAACTTTAACAGTTTCTCCTTCTTTTGATGTTACCGGTGGTGTTGGTGGTGGTGCGGGAGGTGGAATTGGTTTTAATTCATAATATGTTACATTAACAGTATACGAACCACCCCCATACATAGCTCCACGTATCTCCTGTCTAGTCTTTTTATCAATTCTAGTCTCTAAAGCTCTACTAATTGCCCAAGCTTTTATTTCTGGTAGTTCAATAAAATCCTCCCAATCGGAATCCATAACCAGACCTATTTCCATTTGGGTTTCAACTATCTTTTTTGCTACCCTTTCTACCAATGCAACATCAGCCGCATCTCCTGTTGCAACTTGTTGACCGGTTGCAGTAGCTATCGCTGGTTGTACAATTTCTTCTTTTTTTAACTCCTGTCCTCCAGTAGTTCTACCATCTCTGAATATTGTTATTTGATTATCTATAACAGGATCAAAATTTATAAAATCTAAATTTGTAATTACATCGGTTTTACTTCCCAATAAATTAACAACAAATTTAGTTTGTCTTGTCTTTGGTAATTCATTATACATTTTTTTAAATCTTCTCTCAGCCATTTGGTCAGCTGCTTCCAAATTTAAATCAGTAACTCCAAAAGGAGGGTATGCATTTTTATTGCTAACTTTTCCTGTTTTAGGGTCAATTTGTTCAATATTTGCATGCGATTGTAAATATGTTGGAAGACCAGGTGCACCTCTTAATTTAATACTTAAATCAAATAAATCTCCATTTGAACCAACATTGCCACCAACTATAAATCCAAAAAATGAATCATATTCACCACCGCATATAACTCTTTTATTGTGTAATGAATTTTGGTCTAAATTATATTTACCCACATCAGCCACTAATGTACTTGGATTTATACCCAACAATCCACTAACCCCATCTGCTGTATTCCAACCATACTCAATTAAAAGAGAATGACCAGGTTCCATTAAATATGATTGTAATTTTTCTACCTGTGCTAATGTGAATGCTGTTATTTTTATATCACATTGTCTTGATATTTGGTCCTTACCTTCTTTTATATTAATTGCCGTTACGATTGGAGATGGTTTGAGTGGAACATCAATAGAAGATTGTGCTTTTGCATATACTGGTTTGCCATTCCAATCCATACCAATAGTACCACTACCATCAGAATCTCCATAAAATGAGGCTTCATTTACACCAGCTGCACTAAATAATTTCCAATCTGGGTTTGATGACATTATAAGACCATCACCTGTCCCAGATATAATTCTAACAAAACAATTTAATTTTGATGTTTCAATAGAATCAATTTTTTTTATTTTGGTTACAATCTTATCTTCTATATTTGTAAGCTGTGGCCACATGAGGTTTATATATTAGTATAATTATTTACAATTTCAATATACTGAGTTGGTACTCTTAAAACAGTACCATCTGGGAATGAAAATTTGGCATCATGTATATTATTAGCTGCCGCTATTATCCACCAAAGATTTGAATGTCCATAAAAATAATTAGCCAATGTATCCAATCTATCACCAGTTTCAGTAGCAATGTAAACATCACTTTCTCTTAGTGGTATATTTGGATATCTTTTTGCTTTATAAACTATTCTACCATCTTTGGTTTTCTTAGTTCCGTTTGATTCATATCTACTTCTCATATTATACTATATTAGTTGTATCAATACCATTTGGATTTCTGGGAGCTCCCGGTAAATTTGTGTTATCAAATAAATCAGGTCTTAAATCTGGTCCAGCATTTTTAGAACCAAGACCAGTATAAGGAGTACCATCACCAAAATATAATTTACGAGTTTTCTTTTGTTGATAAACTTGCCTTGCTTTATTCTGCCCTAATGGTGTATGGAATATTTGAGCTTTTTGTAATTTAAATTGCTTTTGAATATCCAATGCCTGTGGTGATGAATCCTGTGGATATGGGTCTCCTTGTTCCTGATTATCTGTTTCTGATTTTGGTTTTAATGGTTCAACTTGTGCATCAGCTTTATTTGTTGATGTTCCCGTAATACTTCTATATTTTGCATCATTTTGTCTAGATGCATCGTTTGGATTAAATGTAAATCCATACATTTTTGTACCAAGTGAAGTTGCATCTAATTTACCATTTGAACCAGTAACAAAACTATGTGTATTTGATTTAGCTTCAATAAATTTCAATGTCATTGTAACTTCCACAATCATAGGTAATCTATAATTTTGTAAAGTTTTATCATTAAGTCCAACTTCCCACGGATAATTATCATCAATATTGTAAGACATGTTTTCAATAAAACATTCTTTATTTCTATACATATCCCCTAATGTGAATTTTAAAAATGGTGCAGTTATTGCGCCGGTTGTATTCATATATTCTTGTGGATAGCATAAAGATGATAAATAACCAAGCCTTTCCCAATTTGTTTTGTGCTCTCTACCATTTAATGAAAATACTTTAAATGTAAATTGAACAGTTCTTTCTATACTTTGATATGTGTAAAAATTAAATGGAGAACCTATAAATCTACTACTATCCCAAGATGGAGAGAATTGCTCACTAAGACCTGTTATAGTACCTCTGAAATTTACAGCAGTTGCCGTTGCTACTGATACAAATTTTAGTGGTACATAATCTAATTCATCATATCTATCCTCTGCTTTTTTACCTTTTGAAATTTCGTCAGTAACACTATAAGGTTTTACGTTATTGAATAAATCAGCTCTACTATTATTATTATCAAACATACCATATAATGCTCTATTTTGAGTTCTTGGTATGTCCGAATATTTGTAAACCCCATCTTCACCATTATATTCGGATTCTACTTGATTTTTTTCTTTTAAAAATCTTAACTTACCTCTTTTTTGCTCATCCAATTCTCCACTAAATTCAATTGAATATTTTGTTGAAAGGTCAAATCTATCTGCTGTATCATTATCAGGTGTTACATATGTTTGATTCGCAAAATTCAATGGTGGTTTACCAAACTGTCTTTCACTCTTTACAACATCAGTATATTTTTTCAAAGATGACCATCTAACATTTGGTACCTGACTTTGTTGTAGTTCTTTAGCTAATTGCTGTGCCTTATCACCACCTTTAGATAATAATTTAACTACTTGTTTTGATACAAATTTTTGTGTTTGTTGTTGTGCTATATTAAGAAGTTGTCCTGATACTGCTCTTTTAATTTGGTCAGGAGCTCCAGTTGCATTTTTTGCTAAAAATGATGCAACTTTAGTGCCGGCCGAAAAGTTTTTTAGATTTGCTAAATTTTCATGAACTCTATATTCTTCATTGAAGCCAGGAACTTTTGCTGTAAATACAGGACTTGCAACAATTTTAGATGGTATTAAAACATCTGGAAATAATGAACCTAATGTATTTTTTATAGCTGCTCCAGCTTTTGTAATTGCTGTTTTTGCGTTAAATGTAGATGGTACTCCTAATAATTTAGAACCACCAAATTGTACAGCCGAACCAATAGTATCACCAACAACTCTAGCTGCTGTTGCAGATAAACCTCTACCACCAGTTCCAGCTTTCATAGCTTCACCTAAAGAAGTTTGTTGTGATGTTATTCTTAAAATATCAGTACCATATAAAACAGGTTCTGCGTAATTTGTAAATGGAAGTAAACCTATTAGTTCACTTTCAATTCTAGTCTCACTATATCTATCAGCAGCTTTACCTGCTCTTTCTTTATTTATCAATGCAACTGCAGTGGCATTTAAAAGAGGACTTGTTGTTGAAATTTGTATATCTTTACTATTTCTTACCGCAAATGCTTCCTCTGGAGTTTTATTCTCCAATCTATCGTATTTCTTACTTCTAAATAATTCTTCTAAAGTTGGCATTTAATTATTTTTTATTGTAATGCGAATTTATTTCTAGTACTAGTATCCATAGTATTGGTTACATTTGCCGTAACTTTATCGTTATCCATATAAACTCCAATCTTACCACTTGCCATATCCGACCTAACACCTCTAAATTCACTAATCAATGCTCCAATCATATTATTGTTAGATGAAGCAATTGCGGATACTGCGGGTGCGGATTGTGATTGTCCTTTAGATTGGTTTGAAAATAAATCAGTACCAGCTATTACTGTATCTTTATTATTTAATTGAATTGCTCCTTCAGGTCCCATTAAAGTTCTACTTCCATATCCACCTTCCGAAACAACGTCATCTCCTTTTTTAGATGTAAAACTATATATCAATGCAGCTAAACCAGCAATAAGACCTAATGCTACTGGAATACCCAATCCAAAAGGAACTTTAGCTAACGAACCCATAATACCAGTTGAAGCGTTGGCCAAACCAACTCCCAATTGTTCTGCTTGTGCATTTCTTATTTTCTTTTCCAAAGCCAATTGTCTAAATTTAGCTATCATAAGTGCAGCTGTTAATGTTCCCAATAAAATAGTACCTATTATAAATGCAGCTTGGTTTTCTTGCATTAATTTTATACCATCACCAATTAATCCAAATATATCAGCCATAGCAACTAAAATAGGCATCATAGCTTGAAACGCAGGTAACATTCTTCCACCAATTTGTTCAACCGAACCGGCAATAGAATTTTTAAATTCATCCATTTGACTAGTAATCTTTTGTTGATGTGAAAATTGTTCTGCTTGTTTTTTTAATTTCTCATCATCCATTTGACTGATATCAACTCCAGACTCTATAAGTGCTTTTGCATTTTTTAAAGTATCACCACTCATTTTTCCCAACTTATCTCTGATACCTATTTGTTTTTCAATTTCTTCCACTTCCATACCGGCTGCTTTAGCCAATTGCATTTTTGTGAAATAATCTTGCTTTGAAAAATCTCCACTTTGTTCAATTGCATCTAAAGTTGCTTCATTTGCTTCAACAATCTTACCTTCATATGCTAATGCTCTAGCTCTACTAAGATTGAATTTACCACCAACCATAGTTGCTGCTACTAATTCATCTTCAATACCAGATTCAAAGTTAAGTAATTTATCAGCTATTTTTGCCGTATCTTCTAATGAAGTACCTAACATTTTAGCCTTTACAGCAGATTGTATGAATAGTTGTACATTACCTTTCATGTGCTTAGAAAGAACTCCAGCACTTTTTGACATATCGGCAAACATTTCAGAAGCAGATACACCAACTCCTTCTGCTAATTTAGCTGCCATCATTTGAGTATTAGCAGCAGTGGCTTCAGATAATCCACCGATTTGTTCAAAGGATGCCTGTACTTTTGCTGAATCAACTGCGGTAATACCCATTGTTGCTTTCATAAGAGATAACGCATCGGTAGTACCTTGTGCAAAGTGGAACATATCACTTTGAGAATTTGCCAATTGGTTTTGTGCCTCATATGCATCTGCCACAGTAACACCCATCTTTCTATATTCCATAGCAGTATGATGTACTGTTTTGTCAATTTCTTTGGTCATGTTATTAGTAAAGCCCGTATTCTCTTTATACTTTGCAGATGCCTCATCCATTTCTAAAAATGCATGCACACCAGCCATTAAAGCGGCGGTTAAAAGACCGGCAAGTAATACACCTTTACCAAAATTCTTTATCATGTCTCCAGCAAATCCAGCTGCTTTCATTATTGGTTCTGGCATATGGTGTAAAACTTCATGTTGCATTTCATGTAATGCTTTTAATCTTTCTGCCTTTTTTTCTAATTTAGTAGTTATTAGATACAATTTTTGCGCTTCTTCTTTTTCTTCGGCCGTTAGATGTGCTATACTTTTTTGAAATTTTTCTAATTTTTGAGTTGCACTTAAACTATGAGAATGGTGGGAATCAACTTCCTTAGCCATATCAACTGTTTTTTGTACAATTCCTTCCAAGGTTTCCCTTCTTTTCGCCAATACAGAAGCTTCTTCATCCGAAGCTTCAACTTCTTGCTGTTTTAACTTAACTAAATGATTTGTAACATTTGTTAAGGAGCTAGTAGCTGTTACCTTACCATCTATTTGTTTTTTAATACCCTTACCCAAAGAGGATAATGATTGATATGCATTAACTTCATATTCGGCAGCTTCTTGTATTTTTTTTAATTTAGAAATTCTGTCATTTGATAATTTGAGTCTTATTTCTTCTTGCTCAATTAAATCTTCTAAATTTTGCTTCTCTCTACCACTTGAAGTTGCTGCTTTTTTATTTTGTTCGGCAATTCTTTCCCTAATACGGGATTCTTCCGACAAAAGTCCGTTCAGTTCCTGTTGTTCTTCTGGAGTAAGTTTATTATTGGTTGCCATCTATTTTAATGAAAATTATTTGAAATCTTTAGGGTCTACCAAGCCGTATTTAACAAGTTGTTTCCAACTTTCAGCATCATTATCTTTTATTTTTTGTAATTTTGGAATATAATTTCTATTAATATCATACAATTCATCATCCAATTTATTCAAAACAGGATCACTATCTATCACTTGTTGTAATGATTGTGGTTTCTTTTTACCAAATAATCCCCAAAATTCATTTAGGTTTTCTTTCTTTATTTTGTACTTTGCCATATTGATTATACTTTAACATCTATAAATATCCTATAAATAAAAAAAGTTAGGATTATCGATTAACCCTAACTTTTGATGCCGCAGATGATGCTTTATTTGATTTTTCTATTTGTTCGTTTTCTTTCTTTTTTGCTTCAGCCAACTTATTATAATAAAATATTCTCAATCTTGTTGGCATTTGATACAATTCCATAACTGTAAATCCATTACCATAGTGAACCATATCAAAAATCTGCGTATGTAATTGGATACTATGACCCGGTGCTAGGCCAAAAAAAGTTTACTCCAAGAGAAATAGGCGCCTCCTCCACCTCACCATCCTCATGTGTATGAGTATAAGTCATATTCATGTCTGGTGATATATTCTTAACATATTCTCTAAATGCTCTACTATCCATAGCTCTCATATTATTAACAAATCTAGTAATATGACCAACTTCAGCGTTACCATCAACCGATTTAATCATATATCTCAAACGAGTTGTAATATCAGATGATACATCTTTGTTTATTTTCTTAAGTGCATCTACTTCTCTATCTATTTCATGCTCATCACCATGTGTAAGAATTTTAAATACTATTTTGTTCTTACCGTATTTAGTGGTGTATTCAAATTCATTTTTATTATTGAACAAAGATAAATCAATTTCTTTTGTTTTAATTTGTGTCAAATCCATTTTAACACTAACATAATCATTTTTCTTTGATGAATAAAATTGAAATTCATAATCAGGTCCATAACCTAATACTCTAGTTGCCAATATAATAGCATTTTTATCACCAATTATAATATCATTTGGGTTTACCTTATCAACTATAATAGATTCAAACAATTTATCTAATACAACACCCTTTTTAATAAGGTTTGTAGAAGAAAGAATATCTTCTTCTTTTGCTGTCATCAATTTAATTGTAATTCTACCAGATGATAATGGGCTTTCTTTTGGATATATCTTACCGCCAGATGGTAAGTCCAACACTTCGGTTGGAAAATCGTATTCCTTTTCGTTCATAACGTTACTTTGTTTTAAGTTTGTATATATAAATACATACTTTTTAAAAAATTAGAAAGCATAAAAAAGGGGATTCTTTTGAAATCCCCTTATTTTTATATCTTTTTGATTAGAATTCTAAGATTGCGTAATCGTAAGTTAATGTTAATGTAATTGTTACAGGTTCGTTAGTTGTACTATATGCTAAATCTCCGAAGTTTGCTTGAGAGATAAATGCACCTTTCAATTTCCATTGTTCAACCTTATCACCCACAGGTCCTAATAAGTAAAAATCGATATCTTTTTTATACATTTCTGCATATCCATCTCTACCAGTGATTGATTCGTGTGATAAACGAACCCACTCCATTACCGCTTGAGCTGCTGATGGTACGATTGGGTCATACAGAGTAATCTCCAAATCTTGCCACTCACCTTTACCTTTCAACTTTCTATAAACGTTGATGTGGTCTAATTTTACAGTCTCAAATTGGATTGTTGGTCTATTTGCTGCACTCACTACAAACGATGGGATTGACGTATCAGTCAGCTCCATGATGTAGCGATTTTTCATTTTTGGTTCGAAGTTCGTATAGAACATCTTATCGAAGGATAGAATATCTGCCATTTTTATTGCCCTTTTATTTAATTATAAATATCTACTTTGTTTGTTTTTATACTATGCTGAGAAACTTGCTCCAGTTGGTAAGATGTTGAAGTCAATTACTATGAATTCAGCCGTCTTAGCCGGTTGTAAGAAAATTTGTCCTGCCATAATATTTCTATCTATTACATCCGGTGTGTTGTTGGTTTCATCCATCACCACTTTGAATGCGTATAAACCTTGTCTTTGTTGGATTGCTTCCAAATAAGGATTAACCGTATTTAAGAATCTTCCTCTAGTCTCAGAAGTATTTTGTTCGAATACTAAGTAACGAGATGTTGAAGCGATGTACTTCTTAACAGTGATAAGTAATCTTCTTACGTTGATTCTATCTAATGCTGAAGCCTTATCTTGCAACGTCTTTTGTCCGAATGCTACAATACCTTGTCCAGGGAATGCTGCGATTGGGTTTACTTTGTTTTCGTATAAAGTATCTCTTTCAGAATGTGTTAATCTATTCAATACACTAACTGCTCCTACGATACCACCTCTATTTAAACCAGCAGGTGCGAACCATTCAGCTGCCAATCTATCGTTACTAGCGTAAACCGCTGGAAGTAATGTAGATGGTGGAACAGTTGTAAGTTTGTTAGTATTTGTATCAATTGTTTTAACCCAAGGATAGTAAGTACCAACGTAGTTAGAATCCACAGAGTTAGCTTCTTCAGTTGCTTGAGTGATTGTATCAGCCGAATCGTTGAAATCAGCGATGTAGAATGCATCTTGTCTTTCTTCAACCATATCAATTACTCTAGTAGTGATAGCTGGGTGTAATCTTCTTACAATACCAGGAGTTACTACCATATTGATATCATACTCATCAGGGTTTGAAATTGCTGCAATTGCTTTTGTATATGCAACTGAACCAGATGATGTTGATGTAGAACAATTGAATCCTTGTGTATTACCAGCACCCCATCCGTTTTCACCAGCTTTTAATATTGGTGTTACAGGATTAGTACCATCAAATCCCATTTGGAATGCTAATACAAATTGTCTCTTAACCATATCAGATGAAACTGAACCAGTCATTTGATATTGTAAACCATTTGCATCAAATGCGAATGATACGTTAGAACCAGTTTCAGCGTTTGTTGGTATTGGTTTTAAGTAATTTGAGTTATCTAATTTAATTCCGTTTGTTTCAAAATCAAATCCAGAATAATAAATTGGAGATGATGATGAGTTACCAGTAGAATTAGTTTGATATGTTACTGCCTGTACCTTTAATGCTTGTGTGTTATTAGATGCTTTAATTGGGTTAGTATATGCTCCATGTCCAAATGGTGCCGCTGAAATTGGGAATGAACCTGCATCAGAAACTACCACTCTTACATATGCTGATTTATTTGTGTAATCACCATATTCAGTAATTTTGCCATCTAAACCAATTGTGAAATATCTATCACCAATTCTTCTAGCGATATAGTTTGGAGAAGCAGGGTCTAAGTTTACATTATTAAATGTTTCAACAACACTCTTTCTCTTATCAGTATCACCGAATGAACGGATTGTTACAGTAAATGTAGAATAATCAGTACCACCATCTTCACCAGCAGCTTTTACATTAGAAACGCCAATTTTAAATTTAGTATTATATAATGTACCATGTCCTAAAGTTACAAACTTAAATAAGTTATATCTATCACCACTAATTAATTGTGATTGTACCATTGGAGTTTCAGCAGCTTGTGCATTAAATGCGAAATCTTGTTGTGGAAGTACTGCTGATGTTACAATTGTACCACCATTTGCATTTGAATAAGATGCAGATGCTAAATTTTCAAAATATGTATATGTATATGCTTTCTTAGAACCGAATGGAGAAGTACCAAATACATCTGATAAATCATTTGAATCTTTTGGTAAAATTGATGCTGATATCCAACCAAAATCAGAACCAGACATTAAGAATGAACCAGAGTATCCTGCTCTTGGGTCAGATATCAATTGTACAGCTTTAGTTACATTTTGATTTCCGGTTTTAGTTGAGTGTAATACACCAATTAATTTTTCACTAGAAAGTCCACCAGATGCAAAAATACCGATAGGTGCTGCTTCTTGGTATCCACCAACTCCACCAACCCTAACGATTGTTGCTACTCCAGCTTCTCTTAAATAGTTTTGTACTGCATATTCAGTATAATAAGTTCCATCAGGTGTTCCGAAAATACTTTCGAATTCTGATTGAGTTCTTACAACAGTTGGAACAAATACAGGTCCTTGTTTAAAAGGTCCGATAAACGCTGCTCCAATTTCACCAATTCCTTGTGCTAGGAATGATAAATCATTTTCTCTTGTAAAAACACCCGGTGATACGATTCTTTCTGCCATTTTAATTCTGCAATTATGTTTTTGTTATGTAAGGGATGTTCCCTATTAAAATACACATATAAATATAATGAAAATATCCAAAACACAAATAGTGATTTGGATATTATATATTTAATAGTTATTTTTATTTTTTATCTTACTATTGAACCAGAATTAGAACCAGAAGTAGGTAACCAAGGTAAATCAATATTATCTACACTAACTACAACTCCCTTTTTATCATCAATTGCTTTCTTTATTCTTGATTCAATATGGTCAAAATAACTTGTATTTGATGAACCACTAACAGATGATTTAATCCATCCTAAAACTTGCGTTTCTGTCAATTCGTTATAAGGTATATAATTGTTTGGGTCAGCTGAAGCTAAATTAAAAGGAGTTGCTCCTGTAAAAGTTCCAGTAACACCATCCGCATCAGTACCAGTACACTCCCAACGTGTACCTATGATAGCATCATCAAATCCGCCATCAGTTGTTTTTGTAAGCCCTTTTATTGCCCATGTATATGTTATTGCCATAGTATTGTTATTTTGTATAAATATATTGTTTTGTTAAATTAACCATTTAAGTGACTGATTACAGTTAAATCAAATTCTTCACACATTTTATCTGCTAAAAATTGATTACTACCAGTCCATGCATTTAAAACATCTTGAGGTACTTTCCATTCACCATTTGCAATATACACATCAGGTATAGCCACAGATTCTCTATTAGGGTCTCTGTATCTTAGTTCGTATCTAATTATACAATCATCTTGTTCTAAATCGTATCTTAATAAATTTGTAAAAACAGTATTAATCGTTTTTCCAAAATATTGTTTATCTTCTACAGTAGTTGTCATTTCTTTTTATTATTTAATTTTATACATCTTGCAATGCAGTTGCAGATTGTATCATATTTCTTTCTTGTAAATCCAATGCTAATTTTTCTTTTAATAAAGGATATGCTTTAGCAAATATATCTGCTCCTTCCAATACTGAAAAGTTAGCTACTTGTTTTTCATATGTTCTACCATCTATAACTTCCGATACAGTTTGAGTCATAGGTATAGTGTGCCAATGTGGGATAGCATCTACCTTAGCAAGAAATCTTTCATTTATAGGAGCTCCCATACGATTGGAAATATTAGTTTCCAACATTCTAGCAGCTTCTTCATTTTTAAAAACATTCACATATAATTCCAATGCACCTTTGTTTCTATCTACCACATAACGATAAATTCTAACATAAGCCTCATCTGTTATACCCTGTGATGTACCAATTGTTGCGTTAATTTTAATTGCCATAGTTATTTCCTTTTATATATATATAAATATATAGTTGTTAATCCAAACCTAATTTTTTCTTCAAATCTTTTATTTCATTTTTAGATGCATCCAACTCAACTTTTAATTCCTTAATAGCCTCTAATAATAATGCTGGAATACCTCTATCTCTAATTGCTAAATAACCATCTTCGCCAGCTCTAACTAAATCAGGAACTATATCTTCAACTTCTTGCGCTATAAAACCTATATCATGTCTAAGTCCAGTTGTTTCGTATTCATCAGTACCTTCTCTCCAATCATATTCAACACCTCTCATTTTCATTACTTTTTCTAATGAATTTTCTAAAGGTTTTAAATTTTCTTTCAATCTTCTATCCGAAGGTGAACCATATGCAATAATGTTGTTTGATGCTATAATCTGTCCATCATATCTTAATGCAATCGTAGCACCACCACCTCTATTACCAGTATGAATTCTTAAACCATATGAAGCTCTTAATGCTAAGTAACCATCATTCAAGTCACAAAGGTCACCATCATCCGATACCCAAATACCACCACCACCATAGTTATCAAAGTTTGAACGTAATACATAAGGAGTACCCAAAGTATCATCATTCAAATAGTATCTCTGCCATCTAGAAGACCAGCCACCCCATCTTACAACGTTATCACCATCCAAACCTAAGTTCAATGCATAGTAACCACCTTTGTGGAATGACATGAACGCACCATTATTACCAGTTGAATATGGTTGCAACATTGCCGAATCGGTTTGTGTTGCGTAATATCCTCTATTGTAAGTAAAGTAAACTCTTGAATAGTGGTTGTAGTCATAAGTAGGAATACAATATTCACCTCTATTATTAGAGTCAACCATTGCTTTCCAACCAGAAGGAGAAGACCAAATATTTCTGAAATACATTCTATCAACAGGTCCACCGGTCAATTGCCACCCATAACCACCACCATAAGTCCAAGAGTAGTGGAAAGCTTGTACAGTTTCCCAATGCGATGTACCAGGAGGTTGGTTACCAGGGTTAGACCAAGAATCATTGAAACCAGAACCCCAATCCATCATCCAGTTAAAGTCAGTTGTACCCCAACCTTCAGAACCTGTCCAATAGTTTCTATCACCAGTATAATCTTGAGGTCTTCTATAATTTGATTTACCACTTAAACCAGTGTTACCTTTACCTCTATCAGTTAAACCTACCCATTGTGAACGTTGACCGGCAGGGTCTATATAGTATCCAGTATCTTGTCTATCATAGTAGATGTATGCTCTAGCATCATCCATATAAGTAACACGATACAATTCCATATGTGCATTACCATACTCAATACGAATCTGCCAGTTACCAGAAGAGTTCAACATACCAAAACCACTACCATCCCAATATCCAGCATATCCTCTTAAATCAGATTCGTAGTTATTGTACATTACAATACCACCATATCCATATCCACCACCTGCTGATTTCCAATATCCATTATTAGAATACCAGTGCATTGAACGAGATTGGTTATAAAGACCATGTCCAGAAGTATTATTTCTAAACCATCCGTTTACATATAAATCATAGAAAGTTGGCGAAGCATCGGTTCTTACGTTTTGGTTAGCCCAGTTAGATAACCAACCTAAATAAGCAGTGTAATGATTACCATCTACTGCAAATTGATGCGGTTCACTACCACTAGGTCTTCTGAATATCCAATAACCCTCATTCATCTTTTGGAAGTACATATGAGAACTATGCCATTGAATCTTATTATATTCACCAGTCCATCCACCAGTATCAGAATATAACATATATCCTGCATTGATGTAAATGTTGTTAGCGTTTACAAAGTTTAATCTATTTGTTGAAGCTGGGTCACAATAATATGCAGAATTATTTGTATCATAAAAAATGGTTGCATAGAAATCACCACCACTTCCTAAGTACATATTTCCCCACCACAAATTATGCATTGCTACATGATACCCATTACCATATAGTTCATTTACATTAAAATAAAAGTTTGAACGGTCAGTATAGATGTGGGCATGTGATGTATTTGCAGGTCCAAATTGAATCCAACCATATGGAGTATTATGACGATAACCCCAATCACCACCTGCCAAATAATATGAACTATTACCATAATCCATTGATGATAAACGAGAACGTCCATCTGGGTCTACAAAATATGCTGAGTTATTTCTATCATAAACTATTGGTGTATAAATTGAACCAGGTACATGGAATTCACTACCATAGAAATATCCACTACCTTCGATGTTACCAGTACCAGTTGCTGATATGTAAGAACTCAAATCATAAGTGCCTGCCATAGATTGGAATACAATTCTACCAGTAGAACCTAATCTAATTCTATCATGTATAGTTGCGGTATCAACATCATTACCTTTGAATAATAATAATTCAGATTGGTCAGCAGTTCCCCATAACCTTTCAACCAACGCAGTGTGATTATATGAACCAGGGTTATCACCAGTTACACCTCTAAAGTAAATACCTTGAGTTGAATCGTTAGCTGGCGATATTTCTATACCACCTATACGTGATGTACCATTTGGATTTACATAATATCCACTATCATTTGCATCATAGAATATAGTACCATATACAGGGTATCCACTATAAACATAAGAACTATAAATTTCCCAAGATGTAGTACCATTTGCATTTATACCACCACCAACGTTAAAGTGCAATCCAGCAGTTGCTCCATTTACATGGAATCTAGCGTGGTTTGAACTATCCAATGGTGATATCCAAATCATTTTGGTATTATCATTATTTTGGATTTGTAATGCCGATGTCCAAGCACCAGGATAAGAACCATAGTTATATTCACCAAATCCGTCTTGCTTAATAGTTAGTGCTCTAGTTCCAGATGAAGTACCAGTTGTATTAACTTTTAAATAACGAATATTTGTAGTACTATTAGGGTCTACATAATATCCAGTATCATTATAATCATAATAAATAGGTGAACGCATTTGATTTGCAGAACGTACTTGGTTAGCTGCTGCAATACCACCCATATAAAGTATAGATGAACTTGATGATTTATCTCCATAGAAATAAAATTCACCACCATATCCAAATCCGTCAAGCGTTGGATTATCATCCGTAATTTGCATATAACAATCCCAACCAGCATCTTCAATACCAATCTTCATATAAGAAGTAGAAATAATGCCACCTGCCATTCTGAATGATACATCGGTATTATTTGGGTCTATATAGAATGCCGTATTATCGTTATCATAAAATATAGGTGACCTAGCTTGCGAAGTTGCGTAAAGAATTCCACTAAAATAGTTTACATAGTTTGTACCATCAAATCCAATATATGCAAATTGATTACTTACAGAACTATTATTATGGAATCTTACATAAGAATCTGCGTTATTATTATTACTATCTATTCTTAAGTTAATATCATTGAATGAGTTAATACTCATTGAATCACTAAAACTACCATTTAAATCAGTTGATGCTATACCATGATTTGTATATGAATCGTAGTTAGCATTCCAGTCAAATGAGAAATATGCAATTCTACTTATGTAAGAACTATAAGTACCATAAGGTGCCCATATTGAATATTCAGAACCTACTCTAAATGAACCTTGTGCTCTAACATAGGCATCAACATAAACATTCTTAGAACCTCTAGAACGAATCCAAGTACTATCAATCATGTACCAACCACCACCCCAGCCAAATCCTAATTCTTCATCTCTTAAGAATGATGCAGCTCCTCTACCAAATACGATTGCGTCTTGGTTTCCTAATAATTGAATTGAACCATTTACGAATAATCTATTGTTTGTAATAGTGCTTATTACAGAAGCGTTATCTGATGAAGTATATGAAAAATCTGATGTATTAATTCCAATTCTTTCCGATGAATCGGCATATAATATGATGTTACCACCATATCCAGTTCTATTAAATTCAAATCCGTTTGAATTCCAAATTTGTCTTCCACCAGTAGAATATGTTCTAGTCTGCCAACTACCTATTGAACCATTTGTATGTCCAAAATATAAATAATTAGAACCAACTATACCAGCATCTCCGTTAATATTAATACCACTAACATCAAATGCCCCACCACCAACTGATAATTGATTTAATCTAGTTGATGAAGCTGGGTTTACATAGTAACTTATATCATTACTATCATACATAATTGGTACTGCTATACCAGTTTGATTTGATGTTGGATATACTATTGAATCTGCTGTAAATGTTACGTTAGTTCCAGATGGTGAAGTATTAATCCAAGTAGAACCGATACCAGGAGGATTTGATGCTGTTATACTTCTATTTGTACGAATTACAACATCTACAGTTGAATAATATGCAACATCAACGTAAACTGAAATATATCTTTGGTCACCACTTCCTGCGGTTTCGGAACTTAAATTAACCATAAAGTTATTAGACCCAACTCCTTGATATTCTACTAAATATACACCATAGTTACTTACATAACCATACCATACATTATATTTCTTTTTTAAGCCTTGAGCGTAATAAGTTTCCATTAGCTCAACTTCAAATACACCAACACTATTCCAATCATTATAATCAATAGCAATTTTAGCTATTTCATATCTTCTAGATTGAGTTGCTGATGCGGATAATCCATTTATAACATATTGTTTAAGATTATTCTGAATAAATGCAGTACTAAATGTTACCGTACCAGTTATGTTTAATCCAGCAAAGGTAGGAGAATCAGTTGTACGAACATTTTGATTCATTGCGTACAATTCATTTGCTCCTTGCCCAGTATCAACAGTAGAGAATGTAACCGCATCCGTAGTTCTTACGTTTTGGTTCATTGCGTACAATTCATTTGCACCTTGTCCAGTATCAACTGTAGAGAATGTTACTGCATCGGTTGTACGAACATTTTGGTTCATTAAATAAACTTCAGTTGCTCCCTGTCCAGTATCTATTGTACCACTTAATGTTATATTACCAGCACTTACCGAAAGGTTTCCACCAGTTACACTTACACCATTTGTTGCTGTAATTGTTGCATGGGTAACGTTATCCGTAGTTCTTACATTTTGGTTCATTAAATAAACCTCAGTAGCTCCTTGACCCGTATCAATTGTACCTGATATAACAATATTACCAGTTCCCTGAATATTTCCGTTTACATATGTATTATTATCTAAAGTCCATCTATCATTTGTTTCATCCCAATAGAATGATACAGTTGCAGCGTTACCTCTTTTAATTTCAATACCAGCATTTTCAGTTGGTGCTACTGAACCTGTATAATCTCCATTTAAAGTAATAATATTATCACCTAAATTAATTGTATTTGAATTTACAGTTGTAGTTGTACCATTAACAACTAAGTTACCAGTAATTACCGCTGCTCCATTTACTGTCAACGTACTACCATCAAATAGTAAATTACTTTCAACAGTTGCATTTGGTGCAGTTCCATTTAATGTAATTACACCATTATCAGTTGTACCACTTAATGATAATAATCCTGATGTACCAGCAGTTCCTGATGTACCTCCACTGCCAGATGTACCAGCAGTTCCTGATGTACCACCACTACCAGCCGAACCAGAAGTACCAGAAGTTCCTGATGACCCTCCACTTCCCGATGTACCACGAGTTCCTGATGAGCCTCCACTTCCAGCAGTTCCTGCTGAACCAGATGTTCCAGCTGAACCACTACTCCCAGCAGTACCACTACTACCCCCACTACCAGCAGAACCACTACTACCTCCGCTACCAGATGTTCCACTACTACCTCCGCTACCAGAAGTACCTGTTGTACCTGATGTGCCAGCCGAACCAGAAGTTCCTGATGTACCACCACTTCCAGCCGTGCCAGCAGAACCAGAAGTTCCCGATGTGCCAGCTGAACCAGAAGTTCCCGATGTGCCAGCTGAACCAGAAGTACCTGTTGTGCCAGCAGAACCAGAAGTTCCTGATGTACCACTATCTCCAGTTCTTGCAAAATCAATTACTAATTGTGCAGTATTAGTTGGTAGTGTACCACTTACATATATTACAGGTATTTTAAAATATCCAGATGCGTTAGTTACTGCTCCAGTAATTGTGAATATATTATTTATTGTTCCACTATCTCTTGATGATAAAATAACATTACCTCTATTATTTGGTGTGTTACTATCATCCCAACTATTAAACCATGCTAATTGATTATTACCACTTTGGTCTAATATATCAATGTATAAAAAAGTTACCGAAGCAATAGTACCATTATTATATTGTACTATTCCATTACCAGGGTCAGAATCAGTAATTGTTGTTGAAAAATTATATTTGATACCACCACTTTGTCCACTAGTACCACCACTACCAGAAGTTCCTGTTGTGCCAGACGTACCAGCCGAACCAGAAGTTCCTGTTGTACCACCACTACCACTACTGCCACTTGTACCAGCCGAACCAGTTGAACCAGAAGTTCCTGATGTACCCGCTGAACCCGTTGACCCAGTTGAACCAGAAGTCCCTGCCGTACCAGACGTACCGCTTGACCCAGTTGAACCAGAAGTTCCTGATGTGCCTCCACTTCCAGAAGTTCCTGCCGTTCCACCTGCTCCAGTTATACCACTAGAACCCGTTGAACCAGAACTTCCCGATGTACCAGCTGAACCAGTTGAACCCGATGACCCACTAGTCCCACTACTTCCACTACTTCCCGATGTACCAGCAGAACCACCTGCTCCAGTAATACCACCGCTACCAGCAGTACCACTACTACCTCCGCTACCAGATGTACCATCTCTACCAGAAGAACCATTAGAACCAGATGACCCAGAACTTCCACTCTGTCCACTTGTACCACTAGAACCAGTTGTACCCGATGAACCAGTTGTACCTGAAGACCCAGTTGTACCGGCCGAACCAGTTGAACCAGAAGTTCCCGATGAACCTCCACTACCAGCAGTACCATTTGTGCCAGATGTACCACCACTTCCAGAAGTTCCCGATGTGCCTCCACTTCCTGATGAACCATCAGTTCCTGATGTACCACCACTTCCGCTACTTCCAGATGTGCCTCTTGTTCCTGATGTACCACCACTTCCACTACTGCCGCTACTACCAGAAGTTCCTGATGTACCAGCAGAACCAGTAGACCCAGAAGTTCCTGATGTACCACCACTTCCAGATGACCCAGAAGTTCCTGATGTACCTCCACTTCCTGAAGTGCCTCGTGTTCCCGATGTACCGGATGTGCCAGATGTGCCATCCGAACCAGTTGTACCCGATGAACCACCACTACCAGAAGTTCCTGAAGACCCAGTTGTACCTGATGTACCAGATGTTCCAGAAGTTGCTGCAGCTGTTTTAGTTCCTATTTTACCTGTTGTAGCATTTATTACTAATACTTCATTTGAACTATCAGCTTTCAACCCATCTATAAAAAGAGAACCACTCATAGCCACACTACCAGTAAATTCTTGCTTATCAGTTTGAGAATCTCCAAATTTATTTGAGCCCGATGAATATATTACAGAAGAAGAAATATATGTTGCAAATATTTCAGTTGATGTTATTTTTCCAGCTACACTAATATCTCCTTTAAAAATACCACTACCACTTACAATTAAAAAATTATCAACACTTACTCCAGTATTTACAATTAATCCTTTGTTTGGAGATATATTAGCTATTGCCGAACCTGATTTTAATTGGTTCAAATCTCCAATTGCTGTTGCACTAATATTAAATAATCCACTACCATCTCCTCTAAATAAAGATGCAGTTATTGATGATGAAATATTTAACGAACCAGTTATTTGAACATTACCTCTTATTGATATTGGAGAATTGGATTGACTAACAATTAAATTAGTTTGAATACCAGAGGCAGTAAAATTACCAACCACATTCACCGATTCCGATGAGAAGTTAGCTATCTTGCTCCCACTCACATACAACGCAATTAAGCTTGAACTTAATTGATTTAAACCATTAGGGTTACCTCCTAAATATTCCATTAATTAAAACTTTTATGTTATCTCCAATACTGAAACAATTACATCTGCTGAATTAGCCAATGATGATGTTACTGATAGAAAATCTCCTGCTTCTAAAACTAACTTTTGCTCACCACCAACTAATACATTAGAACTACCAGGTAAAATTAAAGAATCCTTCACAACATAAACAACTTTGTTTGCTGAGTTATCTCTAATCATCACACTAACTGAAATATTTTGTGAATTTGTGTTAGCAACACCAACTCCAATAACAGTTGTTGATGTAGCTAATGGTGTTTCATAAACTTTAACACCATTTGTTCCAATTGAACCAGTAATACTATTTTTAAATGCGTTTGCCATTTCTTTTTATTTTTTTATCCCAATGCTATTGCAAATGCGATAGCTGAATCCAATACATTAACCCCATCTACTAAATATCCGCCGGATGTTAAATCCATCGAACCAGTCATTTTTATAGAACCACTAACTGATAATTTATTAGTTACATCTAAGTTAGCAAATGATGCTTGCTGTACATCGATTGTCCCTTTAAACGAACCAGTAAGAGAACCACTAAACGAACCACTAAGGTCAGCATAAGCGTTATTTCTATCCTGAATAATTGAACCCGAAAATATGGGACTATGTATTACCATTTGTATCTAATCTTTTAAGTTATAGATATAAATATAAACCATCCCTCTTTTAAGGTTTCGTTGGCCAATTTATATTGAATGGGTTTGATTGATTGGTAATATTTCTAAGCTCTTGTCTGTAATTTGTCCACACTTCCTTTGTTTCCGTTGGAATATCGGATAATTGTGTCCAATCGCACTCTATTAACAATTGATTTCTAATTTCTCTAATCTCATCCCATTTATTATCTATTTTTGTATCGATTTCGGATTGAGATGCATTTGTTTGTATCCAATTTTGTTTATATACACCTTCTATTAAAATTGGTGTACCTTCCACAATACTTTTAGTGTAATCATTTGGTTTTGCTGTATGAAAAACTTCATACATTTCCCACTCAGCCAATTGTTCAATTGTTATTTCAGCTGGTAAACTTACATTTGGTAAAGATTCTCTTAAATCTTGTATTGTGTATGGATATGTTGTTGTGTTATTTACTATTCTTAAATACATAATTTATTTAAAATTTACAGGTATTGATGCAAAATTTGTTAATCCACTACAATTTCTAAATGCCGCTGTTCCAGATGGTATTGGGGTTCTATTCCACAATTCCGGAGCTGTACCACTTAGTACATTTGATGTTGTGGTCATATTATAAATATTGTTAAAAATAGTAACTTGAGTATTATATGTAAATTGTAATACATTAGTTAATGCTCTACAGTTACGAAATGTACCAGAAAAGTTTACTACATTTGGATTTAAATCAAATAATGTAGAAGGTACTGATGTCAATGCGTTGCATGCTGAAAAACAAGATGCAAATGTAGTTGCCAATGGTACATTATTAAATAAATTGCTTGGTACTGATGTCAAATACAACATTGATGAAAATGTATCAGTAAAAGTTGTTGCGTATGGTGAATAATTAAATATATCAGATGGTATTGATGATATACCACTACTTCTCATAAAAGAAGCAAAAGATACAACATCACCTAATCCAGTATATCCACCCACACCACTCAAAGTACCACTACCAGGAATTGAAGTTAAATTTAAACAACCATAAAAATCAATTGTTCTCAATCCAACAGTCCCCCATTGCACTAATTCAGTAATAAGATTTCTAATAGCTGCACTATTATTAACTTTAAAGCCTGGCATAAATCCGCTTATAGTAATTGTATATGTACCAGCAGTAGAATATGTATGAACTCTATCTGTTGATGATGATGAAGTTATAAGAGGAGATGATGAACCATCACCCCAACTGATAACTAATTGAGGCGTTAATGCCCCATAATCAACCAATGGTACAGTAAAAGTTGTACTTGCACTTGTTGTTGTTATTCTAAATACAAAAGGATATGATTGTGTTGAATCCGATTCTACTAATTTTCTAAATATTCCCATAACTTTAACTTAAATTTTTACCTACTATAAATCCGTAATATGATGAACCAGCATTAAATGTATAGAATGTAAGTACATCCGTACCAACCGATGTTAATACAGGAGGAACTCCACCTGCCCAATCTACTGCTGCCGGCCAAGTTATAGAGTATGAACCAGCATTAACAGCTACTAACGTAAATCCAAATGCGTTTGATGCTGGTGGATTACTAAATGTTATTGTTGCAGTTCCGTTAAATTGTCTTCTAAAATTGTTTGCCGTTGATAAATCAAATGTAGCACTAGCTCCAGTTCCTAAATCATTATATGTTTCTCTAAACGTTGTTGCTGCTACCGAAGTTGTTACTACTACATTACCAGTAACAGTCAATGTAGTACCATCAAATACCATATTATCTTCCGCTCTTACGTTTGGAGATGCGCCTTCTAAAGTTAATACACCATTATTAGTTGTACCACTAACGGTTGCGAACCCAGAAGTACCATTAGTACCTGCTCCTCCTGATGTACCCGATGTGAATCCAGCAGGTGAAGTACCTGATGTACCACTAATACCCGGTGTACCAGAAGTACCAGAGGTTATACCAGGCGTTGATGAACCCGATGTACCACTTGAACCCGTAATGCCATCCGTTCCAGAAGTTCCCGATGAATAGCCAGGAGCATTTGTTCCAGAAGTTCCGGATGAACCATCTGCACCAGTTGTACCAGGAGCTCCATTAGTTCCCGAAGAACCACTACTACCAAAATAAGTTCCATTTAACCCAGAAGTTCCCGATGTACCATTTCCGCTTGTACCACTAGTACCATCCGTACCAGTTGACCCAGACGAACCAGCAGTACCTGTTGTACCATTTGTACCAGAAGTTCCTGATGTGCCGTTTGTACCAAAGAATGTACCATTCAATCCACTACTTCCAGAAGTTCCTGATGTACCATCCGTACCAGTTGACCCAGATGAACCAGCAGTACCTGTTGTACCATTTGTGCCGCTTGTGCCGCTAGTACCATTTGTACCAAAGAATGTACCATTCAATCCACTACTTCCAGAAGTTCCTGATGAACCACTTGTGCCATTAGTACCATTAAATCCACTACTACCACTTGTGCCTGCTGTACCAGTTGAACCTGATGTACCAGCACTACCAAAATAAGTTCCATCCAAACCAGACGAACCAGAAGAACCAGAAGTTCCTGATGTGCCATCTACTCCAGATGTTCCACTTTGTCCGCTTGAACCAGCAGAACCAGTTGAACCAGAAGTTCCTGATGAACCAAAGAATGTTCCATCTAAACCACTTGTACCACTACTTCCAGAAGACCCAGCAGTACCAGACGTCCCATCTAATCCAGATGTACCACCTGTGCCATCCGTTCCTGATGTACCGCTACTACCAAAATATGTTCCATCTAAACCAGAAGTACCGCTACTACCATCAGTACCGCTTGTACCTGTTGTGCCAGAAGAACCTGATGTACCAGAAGTTCCCGATGTGCCATCAGTTCCAGATGAACCACTACTACCAAAGAATGTACCATTCAATCCACTACTACCAGAAGAACCTGAAGTACCATCAGTTCCAGTACTTCCGCTACTACCACTACTTCCACTACTTCCACTACTTCCAAAATATGTTCCATCTAAACCAGAAGTACCGCTACTACCACTTGTACCACTACTTCCAGAAGTACCTGCTGTGCCACTACTTCCTGAAGTTCCATTAGTACCGCTTGTGCCAGATGAACCATCTATACCACTACTACCACTCGTACCATACGAACCAGTTGTACCAGCAGAACCATCAGTTCCACTACTACCACTACTTCCAGCAGAACCACTACTACCATTTGTACCGCTTGTGCCATTTGTACCGCTTGTGCCAGAAGTACCATATGAACCAGTTGTGCCTGATGTACCTGTTGTGCCAGACGTACCATCTGTACCTGTACTTCCACTACTTCCACTACTTCCACTACTTCCACTTGTGCCATTTATACCTGAAGTTCCTGATGAACCAGTTGTACCCGATGAACCAGTTGTACCAGCTGAGCCATTTGTTCCACTACTACCACTAGTGCCATCAGTACCAGAAGTTCCTGAAGACCCTGCTGTTCCACTACTACCACTAGTTCCATCACTTCCAGTAGAACCACTTGTACCAGCTGAACCACTTGTGCCAGCTGAACCACTTGTGCCAGCTGAACCACTACTTCCCGAAGTTCCATCGGTGCCGCTTGTGCCAGATGAACCAGCAGTACCACTACTTCCCGAAGTTCCATCCGAACCAGTTGTGCCACTTGTACCAGAAGTTCCTGATGTACCGCTTGTGCCAGATGTACCATCAACACCACTACTACCAGCAGTACCGCTACTTCCAGAAGTTCCTGATGAACCAGTTGTTCCTGATGAACCACTACTTCCAGAAGTTCCCGATGTGCCAGAAGTTCCTGATGTGCCACTTGTACCGCTACTACCAGAACTTCCCGATGAACCTGTTGTTCCACTACTTCCAGATGACCCAGAACTTCCTGATGTACCACTACTTCCATCAATACCAGAAGTACCTGATGTACCAGCAGAGCCGGTTGAACCACTACTTCCAGATGACCCAGAACTTCCCGATGTACCAGCTGTGCCAGAAGTACCTGATGTACCACCACTTCCAGAAGTTCCTGATGTACCAGCCTCTCCACTACTACCACTCGAGCCACTAGAGCCACTAGTACCATCTATACCACTAGAGCCACTCGTACCACCAGTTCCAGTTGTACCAGAGGTGCCAGACGTACCCGATGTACCACCTGTACCAGCAGTTGCTGATGAACCTGATGTGCCAGCAGTTCCAGAAGTTCCCGATGTGCCAGCCGTACCAGTTGAACCAGAAGTTCCTGAAGTACCTGATGAACCTCCACTTCCAGATGACCCAGAGGTTCCTGATGAACCCGATGTACCAGCCGAACCAGTTGTGCCTGATGACCCAGATGAACCCGATGAACCAGAAGTTCCTGATGTGCCAGATGAACCAGAAGTTCCTGATGTACCTGCTGACCCAGTTGAACCTCCACTTCCAGATGAACCGCTACTTCCAGAAGTTCCTGATGAACCGCTACTACCAGAAGTTCCCGATGAACCACCACTACCACTAGTGCCGCTAGTTCCAGAAGTTCCCGATGTGCCATCCGAACCAGTTGTACCACTACTTCCACTAGTTCCACTACTACCAGAAGTTCCTGATGACCCACTACTTCCGCTACTACCACTAGAACCAGTTGAACCAGAAGTTCCCGATGAACCAGAACTTCCCGATGACCCAGAACTTCCAGATGTGCCAGAAGTTCCCGATGAACCACTACTTCCACTACTTCCACTACTTCCAGAAGACCCAGACGTTCCATTAGTTCCACTTATTCCAGACGTACCGCTACTACCACTACTTCCAGAGGAGCCGGATGAACCACTACTTCCAGAAGAGCCGGATGAACCAGCTGAACCTGTTGTACCACTACTTCCAGAAGAGCCGGATGAACCATCACCCCCAGAAGTACCACCAGTACCTGATGAACCTACTGCAGCTGCTACGTTTCTATATCCTAATTTTTTAGTTATAGGGTCCCAAACAACAACTTCTTGTGCTGAACCAGAAGGTAAACTATAAAGTGAAATACTACTACTAAATGCAACACTACCACTAACTCCCAAGCTTCCACTTATTGTTAAATTGGCGTTAATATTACTATCTTTATTTACTTGTAAGAATGATGCTGTATTTACTCCTTCCGCATTTAAAGCGTATAAAGCGTATGATGCGGTGAATGCTAATGAAGCAGTCCCAACCAACATTGAAGAAGTTTGTGAACTAAGTAAATCACCAAAACCAGCACCACCACCTCCACCTAATATAGTTACCAATACACCATCTGAACCAGATGGAGTAACACTTACACCACTACCAGTAAAGTTAATTTTTCCAGTTTGTGCTTTTACTAATGAACTTGTTTGGTATATAAATAAATCAGTACCACCTTGTCCTGCATTTAATGCGTATGATGCTGTAAGTGCATATGATGAACTTACAGCACTAAACACAGCCATCGAAGATGTTTGTGAATTTCTTACAAAGTTTTCCAAATCACCCAAAGCTGCTAATGATGCTGAATTAAATCCAACTATACTTTCCGCCACACCAGCTCTAACTGCATATGATGATGAAAGTACAGTACCAATAACTCTATCACCAGGTATTGTTCCATTGATTAATGAACCACCACTACCAATTACAACATTTCCAGAAGTTAATCCAGCAAATTTAATTTGTATTGTGTTTTTATCAATTGATTTAATAGTACCAGCCATAATCTGGTCTTCAGAACCAGTTGCATATATTTGTACCATAGGATAACGAATATCCAAATTATGTACAATTGTTAAATCACTTACATTACTAAATCCTACAGTTTCAGTTATTGAAGTTTCAGGTTGTGGAATGAAATATCCTCTATTCTCATCAAATCTTAAAATATCATATTGAGCCGATGCAGTTGGTCCATTACCTTGGAAATTATATGTTCCCAAAAATGAACTACTAATTAATGGAGAGAAAATATAATTACTAGCAGTTATACTATTTGCTCTAAATTTATTATTTACATACAAATCTCCCCAAATAGATGCGGATGTATTTACTACAAACCCTTTATCAGGTGAAATAGATGCTGTTACACTTCCACTCTTTAATAAGAATGTTTCAAATGATAAGTTAGCTATATTAATGTTTGTTAATCCACTACCATCACCAAAGAAAACAGAACCAGAGTTTGCTACAATATTTCCACCAGTAACAAATAATGAACCAGTAACACTTAAGTTACCAGACACAAATGTTCTAGTTCCAATTTGCAATCCTTTATTTGGTGAGATTTGAGCTTGTACAGAACCAGAAATGATTCTATCTAATTTCAAATCTTGCAATGCATCAGGTGGGATATTAAATAATCCACTACCATCTCCATCATATCTTGCTGCTGTAATTGGTACGTTTACATTTAATTTAGTTGGGTCAATGATAGCAACACCAGAACCAGAGTTAATTTTTGGTAACTCTAAGTTTTGAATCGCATCAGGTGGGATGTTAAATAATCCACCACCATCTCCATAATAAAGAGATGCTGTAAGCGAACCACTAATTGCTACCGATGATGTAAATTGAGATTTAAATGACCCAGATTCAGGTGATGTAATTACCAAGAATTTTTCACCACTTGCTACCGAAGCCGTTGCCGAACCACTAGCTATTAAAGGAGATGCTGCCGCTTGAACGTTTGTTAATTGAGAACCATCTCCAATAAATGAAAATGCTTTAATACTACCACTAACATCAATACTACCAGTAATTCTAGAACCATATTGAGAACCAGTTGCTGCTGTTTTTACTACAAATGTATCACCACTTGCTACCGAAGCCGTTGCCGAACCACTTGCTATAAATGGTGCTGCGTTTGCTACAACATTTGTAATATATCTACCATCACCAACAAAGAATTGAGATTGTAAACTACCACTAACATCCACACTACCCGTTATACGAGTACCAATTTGGAAATCCAAACCAGAACCAGTTGCTAAAGTTGTTACTATAAATGTATCTCCACTAGATACAGATGCCGTTGCCGAACCACTTGCTATTAATGGAGATGCTGCTGCTTGTACATTTGTAATATATCTACCATCTCCTATGAAGAAATTTTTAGCTATAATACTACCACTAACTTCAACCGAACCAGTAAATTGAGAACCAATTTGAGAACCAGTAAATGGAGTTATAACTCTAAATCCATCATTAGGATTTACAGATGCGGTAACAGAACCAGATACTATGAATGAAGATAATAATGCATCTTCGGTTAATGCTGATTTTGGAATACGTCTTAAATAAGTACCTTCTGCATATATGAATGAAGATGATTCTATAAATAATCCACCACTATTATCATTAATATAAACACTACCACTTACAGAAATAGAACCTGTGAATTGAGATGCGATTGATGCGGTAAATGCCCCAGATTCACCTAATGAAGATGTAAATGCAGTAATAACTTTAAACCCATAATCAGGTGCTACCGATGCTGTTACTGAACCTGATTTAATTTCAGTAGAAATCAATGCATCTTCCGTTAATGCTGAACGAGGTATATTTCTTAAATATCTACCCTCACCAAAGAAATTAGAAGATGATTCTAACATCAATGCTCCACTTGTAGCGTACATATAAATGCTACCACTTACCTGTAAACTACCTGTAAGTTGTGAACCACTTATTTGAGATTCTACTTTAAATCCATAATTAGGTGCTACAGATGCAGTTACACTACCACTTGCCACTCTAAATACTTCCGATGATAGTGCTGATTGTGGTATATCAAATAAACCCCTACCACTACCACTATACATTGAAGCAGTTATATTACCAATTATTTTTGTTTCTCCAATGAATTTTATTTCAGCTGGTAATATTATTGAATCAACAAGGTTAAATGTGCCAGCCATACCAGCGTGAAATTGGCAATTATAATATAAAGTATTTGGAGCATCTACCGGTGGTGTGAATATAATAGTACCAACTGCAGCTCCGTTATTAGTAACTCCACTTGAATAAGTGTTACCTGTTCCAGTTGAGTTTACTGTTTTAATATAAAAAGGATGCCCTATTGCGTTTATATTAAATGTATGCTTAACACCCCTTACTAATGTTATAGATGGATTTGAACCTTGAACCGAACCACTAATTATATAAGCGCTACTACCATCAGCTGTAACATTATAAACAGGAAATAATGATGAGGTTAATACTTCTCTTGCTGATGAAGAAACTATAAAACTTCCACTAATAGTAGAATAAGTATTTACAGTAAATCCTTTATCAGGTGATATTGAAGCTGTTGCAGAACCACTAAATATTTTTGTTGAATCTATTGCTAAATTAGCTAGTGTAATATTTGTTAAACCACTACCATCTCCATAATACGAAGAACCACTTTCTACATAAACGCTTCCAGTAACTCTTATACTACCACTAAATATAGAACCACTTGCTTGTGATTTTACTACAAATCCAAAATTAGGAGAAACTGATGCCGTTACTGAACCTGATTTAATTTCGGTTGAAATAAGTGCATCTTCACTTAAAGCATTTCTAGGAATATTTCTTAAATAAGTACCTTCACCATAATAAGCTGAAGATGAACCCAATACTAATGCTCCAGAAGTTGCCGTTACAAATAAACTTCCTGTAACTCTAACACTACCTGTTATTTGTGAACCACTTGCTTGCGATTCAACTCTAAATCCGTAATCAGGTATAGCAGAAGCTGTTACTGAACCAGATGCGATTCTAAATAATTCTTGCGAAAGTGCTGAAAATGGTATATCGGTTAAACCCGCACCACTACCACTAAATACCGATGCAGTTACGCCATTTATAAATTTACCACTACCACTTACATTAATGCTACCACTAAATATTGAACCACTTACAATCGATGTTACAATAAATCCAGTATTAGGTGCTACCGATGCGGTAACAGACCCAGAAAATATTGCGTTTGTATCTAAATTTGAAATTGCTGAACGAGGTATATCAAACAAATATCTACCACTACCACTAAAATGAGAACCACTACCCAAATAAACACCACCACTTACAAATAATGAACCAGTAAGTCTAGAACCACTTTGTGCAGATTCTACTTTAAATCCATAAGTTGGAGAAACTGATGCGGTAAAACTACCACTAGCAATTAAACTAATATCAAATGAAAGTGCTGAACGAGGTATATCATAAAGATATCTACCACTACCAGAATAAGATGAACCAGTTTCTAAAAATATACCACCTCCACTAATAAATAATGAACCCGTAAATCTAGAACCAAATTGTGAAGATTCTACTTTAAAACCAACACCATCAGGATTTACCGATGCGGTTACACTACCACTTGAAATTCTATTTGATACTTCAGCAGGTACATTTCTTAATCCACTACCATCTCCAAAAAATGAACCAGATATTAAAGAAGCGCTAACTGCAAATGCTCTTAAGCTTCCACTTATATCAACTGAACCAGTAAATTGTGAACCATATGCCGATGCCGTTCTATCAGTTTCAACTCTAAATCCATAATCAGGTGTAGTTGATGCCGTTACTGAACCAGATGCTATTCTAAATGCATCTCCAGTAAAAGCGGAACGAGGAATATTAAATAACCCACCACCATCACCTTGAATATACGAACCAGAAAAAGAACCAGTAAACTCTCTTGCTCTTACATAATCTCTTACATATAAACCACCACTAATAGCGGTATTGCCTTCAAATAAAATTCTATTTTGTAAATAAATCGTATCAACAATACTCATTGTTGCCGCCATACTTTGATGGAATTGGCAAACATAATATAATGTATCAGGAGAACCAGATGGTGGTGTGAAATACACAGAACCACTCTGAGCTCCATTATTAACAACTCCAGTTGTGTATTGACTACCAACACCAGATGTTGCTGCTGTTTTTATATAAAATGGATGACCGTTTGCGTTTACTTCAAATTGATAAGTAACACCTCTAACTAAAGTTAAATTTGGATTAGGTCCACTTGCTGCTCCATCAAAATTATAAGCAGATGCTCCAAAATTTGTTACATAATAATATGTTGGTATCGAAGATGTTGCTAAAGGTTCTGCCGATGATGATACAACTAAACTACCACTAATCGTAGAACGAGTGTTTACTGTAAAACCATAATCAGGAGATATAGATGCTGTATAAGAACCAGAAAATATTTTTGATAAATCTAAATTAGAAATTGCTGATTTAGGAATATCAAATAATCTAGCTCCACTACCACTAAAAGACCCAGACGATAGTTCAATACCACTACCCGTTACAAAAATAGAACCAGTAAATCTAGAACCACTTGCGGGGGAAAATACTACAAATCCATTACCAGGATCAACCGATGCGGTTACACTTCCACTTGCTATTCTATTAATTTCAAAAGATAATGCTGATCTTGGTATATCGGATAAACCGGCACCACTACCAGAAAAATATCCACTACCAGTTGGTATTTCAATATTTCCAGTTACAAATAAACTTCCAGTAAATTGAGAACCACTAATTTTAGATTCTACTTTAAATCCAAAATTTGGAGATACCGATGCAGTTACACTAGCACTTACAATTCTAAATGCTTCTTGTGCTAATGAATTTAATGGAATATCAAATAATTTAGCACCACTACCACTAAACACAGAACCAGATGTAGCTTGAACATCTCCATAGAAAAATGAACCACTTGCTTTTGAATTTACTACAAATCCAAAATTAGGAGAAACTGATGCAGTTACGCTACCACTTTTAATTTCGGTAGATATTAAAGCATCTTCAGTAAGTGCATTTCTAGGAATATTTCTTAAGTATGTACCTTCTCCATAATATGCCGATGATGAACCAAGTTTCAATGCTCCAGAAGTTGCTGTTATTGTTAAACTTCCTGTAATATCAACACTACCAGTAAATTCCGAACCACTTATAGGAGATACTACTCTTAAACCATATGCTGGGTCTACAGATGCAGTTACACTACCACTTGCTATCAATGTTGCCGTTAATGCAGGAATATTAAATAATTTAGAACCATCTCCTACAAAAAACGATGCTGATACAGAACCAGATACTAATAAACTTCCTGTAAATTGTGAACCACTTGCTACCGATTCTACTTTAAATCCAAACTCAGGTCCTACTGATGCAGTTATTGAACCGGTTGCTAATCTAGTTGCTTTTGGTAAATTAAATAAATTTGTACCATCACCAAAGAATGAACCAGTAAATGAACCAGTAAAAGATGAACCAGTTGCATTATTTACTATCAACGATGAACTAACTAATACAGATCCAGTAAATTCTTGTCTATCTGAATATTCATCACCAAATTTATTTGAACCGGATGAATATATTACAGAAGAAGAAATTACATTTACAATTAATTGGTCTGCATATATTGATTTACTTACATATAAGTTATTAGATACACTAAGATTTCCCTGAATTGATGCGCTTGTATTTACATTAAAGCCACCATTTATAAATGATGCTGTCGATGAACCACTTGCTATAAATTTAGAAGCTGGGAGATTAAATAAATCTCTACCATCACCAAAATACGAACCTGTGTATGAACCTGTAAACGAACCAGTAAATTTAGCCGTTACATTATCCAAATCCAAACTTCTTACAAATCCTCTATTTCCCTGGTCATCCGAAACTACAATAGCAGGAGAACCCGAAAGTGAAGCGCTAAAATTTGGAACACCTAAATTTGGTTCAGCTTGTGATAAATCAAGAAACTGATATCTGTCTAGTGTTACATTTTTTGGGCTTACTACCCTTACCCTACCCGTTAATAGATTACTTATTGCCATGCGTTACTTTCCAGCTTTGTTATAAATATAGAGAATCCCTTATAAATATCAATCAATGATATTATTGTTATTCATTCGCACTTTCTAACAAAGAAAGAACCACAGTTAATTCGGTTGAGCCCGAAACAATAAATCCATAAGTTTCTTCCAATACTAATTTACCAGATACAACAGGAGATAAAGAATCAGCCGGTGGGATTGTTACGTTTGTTACCAATCTTACAGCTTCTTGTTCAACAAGTACAGGAGCTTCAATAGTTTTTTTAATTACATCAACTAAACTATTAACAACATATATAGATGCTGATATTCCTGCCTGAGTTCCATTTGTGAATCCTGTTAATACAGATTGAGTAACCGCACTTTGAAATAATAGCGGTGAATCAGTAGAACCAGTTACTGATTGATTTTTTAAAATTTGATTAGATAATACTTTTAAATAATCTAATGCAAATATAGATGCAGAATATTCCGTTGAATCAATTAAAGATACACCATTTTTGTCAAAATAAGCTTTTGCTGCTTTATTTGTTCTGATTGTTGTATTATTAGCTATATCATATTTTATTGCATCTACATCATCTAATGTGTTTTGTTCAAAGTATGATGATATAAATGTAAATGGAGTTTCTGATAAATTATTTTGATTAGATGTATATGCTGCTATTTCTTTTCTTAAAAATTGTCTATTTGAATTTAATAATAAAGATGCACTAGCAAAACTTCCACTAAAATTTAATAAAGATACAGAAGAACTTATAAACGAACTACCGCTATATACATTACCAAATTCAGGCACAGGTATCTCTTTATTAGATGTTACAAATATAGTAACAGGTTGAGTTACCAAACTATTATTTGTAATTTGACATGATAACACAATTGATGATACCCCAGCTGGAGTTGCATATATTTCATCTTGCTCACCAGTCAGTCCTGTTACTACTGACTGGAATCGATTTAACGGTACAAAAACTTCTGCCATTTCTTTTTATTTTTTATTTTCTTTTTTATATTTGTAGTGCCAATGAGAACGGAGTTACTAATGAGAATAGAGATTTACTAAATGTTCTACCCACAAGAGTACCAGTTGCCTGATTAATACTTAAACCAGTACCAATTCTAAAGTCACCAGTTTCGTTACCAGAT